GACATCAAATCAGTGTTCCAACACTTATAGTCAAACTCTTGAACGATGATAGCAATACTAGAAATAGTCTCGCATCTTCGCTCATATAGAGCAGCTAAAGGGAAGGGAGATACATTAACACCATGGAGTCGAATTTGCTTAGCAAACTCGAAACCATAAGGTGATTCATGTGTCTTTGAATATTGAATTTCAATATCCCACTCAGCCAGAAGCTTTTTATATTCACTAGCTAATCTATCGTTAGCAATAACGATATCATCGCCTAGTAACATATAACGAGCCCTTTTCCATCGTAGGTTGGCCTTTTTACAGGCTTTCCAAACAAGGAAATGGTGTGCTAATGATGTAGAATTAAAGGATGAGTATATCCCCATAGGGTTACCCGTCCTATAATAGGCAGGATAACCCTTATAAAAATAGGGAGAACCAACCATTAATTCTTTTCATGAATTAGCATATTCTGAACCGAACCAAATAGATAGTATACGTTGGTTTATTACAATTGGAAATCTATCAGTAAAGGCCTTTAGGTCGATACTATGATATGAACTTCCAATAGAATTTTCCAATGTATAAAATAATTTGGTTTGATCTGATGTACAGTCTTGTCGAATTCTTGAGAGAACTTTAGATAGATAATTATGCAAAGGTAGCAAAGCTGCCTGAGTATAATAATCTCCTATAGCGACCTCTCGTATTTTCCCTTCTTTATCTTGGATTTTAGCTAGTCTTCGAGAAACTAGACTACCTTTACGGGTAGCTCGAGAATCGAAGAAGAGCGGGATCCTAAGGTACAGAGAGGAAAACCTACTCATAAGGTCAACTAACTTCTCACCAGCGGTAGCTTTAATAGCATTCCACTGTTCAGGAGTTAGAGACATTATGTCCATGTATGAAGTCCAAAGAGCGTGTCCGTTAGGACCACTCTTTGAACTCATGTGAAATTCCTTAAAGCGTAAAGCTTTAGGGACTTTCCCAATGGTTGTAGTATTCACTCCTAATTCTTTAAGAAATTGAAATATGTCTTCATCTAATGATGAGGGATTACCGGTAAAACCGGGCTCTTTCTCAATAGTTGAAAGAGATATTTCATTATCAACCCTGATTATCCTCGTAATATAAAGAGCAGAGAAGATTAGCCTTATAAAAGGGTAACTTCTAAAACTCTCTATATGAGAGATAATAGGGACTAAAGTCTTAGGTAATCATGACTGATCTCCTCGTTTAAAAGTCACAGGATCGACCGAAAGGACGATCTTAGCAAATTTTAAACGGAGGTCTTTACAATACTTGATACACTCGGTTTTGCCGCGTGTGTTAAGAATTGTAAGGATTTTAGTTGCAACCCCTAATACAAGAGTGGTATCCTTATACCCAAGATTTTGGGTATTTGCGAGCCACTTCAACGAACTAAGGATGAATTCGGGAAGCTTTCGCTTTCTTTGTTTATCTTTAGATTTCATTGGATTATGGGTCTACCTATAAGTTGAGGAACCATCCAGGCAGGTAAACCTGGAAGGAATATACCGAAAGGTATACTACGCCGTAAG